ATTTCCTCCAAGGTCTCCGGTGAGGAATAGTGCTGTATCAATCGCGCTCGGTAAGACTGAGAGTCCTCCCCGTCTTGCATCAAGTAGTTCATGGGCTTCGTTCTTAGTCATAAATTTTCCACTTCTTGTATTCGTTTACCAATCCATGCCATCACAGGCACAGCCATTGAATTACCCAAAGCCTTGTATCGAGGACCATCTGGCGTTGCCTTGCCCTTTGGCATGATGTCGGTGTAATTGTCGGGAAAGCCTTGGAGACGTTCACATTCTTTTGGTGTGAGTCTTCTGACTGCCATTTGTTGCATGACTGTTGGGCCTGACCCTCCAGAATCACTGCCATGCGTTGACATGGTGGCGGCCACATCTCCTGTGATTGCCCCGTTGTACAGGTCTGTGCCGACCGCATGAGTTACGCAAGGTTCTCTTTGCCCACCGCCCATTGTGTTTAAGGTGGGTGAAGCTCCATCCATGGGGTAGATTCTTGGCACTCCATCTGGTGACCTTGGCTCAAAGAATATCGGTTGTGCAACGTGCATTTGACTTCCTTTTGCTAGGGTGCTGACTGGTAGACCTGGCTCTACTCTTGTGCCATTTACCTTGCTAGTTATCTGAGCCAAGTCAAAACTGACTGGTTGAGATTGCACAAACATACCGCCATTTTGTCCATAAATATGCTGATTGTTTTGTCCTAACTTATTAGCAAAATCAGTCGTGAGTGTTGGCGCAACTTCAGCGGGCCAGGCTTTGCTGACGGGAATCATCTTGGCTGAATTCTTGTTGATACCATCTGTGCCGGCATCTTTGTAATCCCTTGCAGATAAAGTTGGACTTAGTTCTACTCCACAGTCGAAACTGCTTTCAACGCTTGTTCCAGAGTTGGGGGTAAAACTCTGCCTCTTTTGTCTGCGCGGCGCAGAATCCCCTGACAGGCTGTGGCGCTCAAAAAGTACCGCTGCGGCACGTCTCCAGTCTCCAAGGTATCCGACAACGAACACACGTCTGCGTCTTTGGGCCACTCCAAAGTATTGAGCGTCAAGAACCCTGTAGGCGAACCCATACCCGAGCTCCCCCAACCCTCCGAGGAAGGTTCCAAAATCTTTTCCTCCGTTAGATGACAAGACGCCAGGAACGTTCTCCCAGACCAACCATCTGGGCCGAAATTTGTCAGCAATAGCAAGATAGGTGAGCATGAGGTTGCCACGAGGGTCATCCAATCCTTTTCTGAGTCCTGCGACTGAGAAAGATTGACAGGGAGTTCCTCCAACGAAAACATCGATATTTGACTCAAGATTCCACTCCTTAAATTTAGTCATGTCTCCAAAATTAGGCACATCGGGATAGTGGTGTGCTAAGACTTGTGACGGAAATTTCTCAATTTCAGAAAAACCAACTGGTTGCCAACCAAGTGGATGCCATGCAACAGTTGCAGCTTCTATGCCGCTACAAACAGATAAATATTTCAAAATTCCTCCTTCTCATACCATTGTTGAACAGTCTGGGTGACTGATTTCTCAATAGTAGGATGCGAATAAGTTGTAGTTTCTTTGCCCCATTGGTGTTCTGAGCATTTAGGCTTATCACCGCTTACATGGACTGTCCAGCGTTTGTGGCAGCCAGGATAGGAACACATCAATCTTTGCTCTTCATCAAAGCCAGATTCTTGTTTTACATTGCTACGAAAATTAGTTAGTGCCATGATATTTTCCTTCTACGATTTTTGCGAAATTGGATGGTTTAAGTATCCACTCTAAGTCGGCAATAAATGGTCTGCCGTCTTTGCTATTTACCCTACCAGTCAAAAACTTGGATGTACCTATGTGTACAAAGAAATCTGTAAACCAAGTCAAGATGTCCGAAACTTGTATATCTTTTTGCTTGGCTAATTCTTCAGCCACTTCTCGCCATCTCTGCCGTAAGTAGCCTTTACGGGTTTCGTTCCATACCTCTACACGCCTTAATGTCGGCAAGTGCTGGTGGTATAGGGCTATTACTTTTTCATGGTCACAGTTTGGTAGACCACCGCTAGGTGGGCATATATCTATAACTGGTTTATGGTTAATGGTTATTGGTTCTTGGTTATTGGTTGGTTGAACATCCGTTGAACGGGCGTTAAACCTCCGTTCAGCAGACGCTTTACCAGCCTTAGACGCTTGTTCAATTTTGGAATGGTAATGCTCAATTTCCTTGTTGGCTCTTGGGCTAACAAAGCCATCTTGTGTCGAAAGAAAAAACTCATTTAGGACAGACAAAACTTCTTGTTCGTGTTCACGCATATTGATTTGCCTAGCAATGTCATGTTGCTTAATTGGCTTTTCGTGAAGATAGTAAAAGTCAAGAAGTCTGCGGTAAGCGCAATCCTCAACGACATTTAAATGCCTAGTATGGGAGGCATAGTCCCCAATATTGAACTGGTAATAGTGCATTTTCAGACCCAACTTCGACCCTAAAAAGAAACCTCGGCAGGAGGGGTCTGTTCTCTTTTCGATACGCTCATGACTTCGTATCTAGCCGTGTTTCAACATATCTTACATCAAAACCATTCAGGTTTTAACAACCTCAACTGCCAAATTCGCGCTTGGGGCAACTTTTTCCAATGATGAACAGCTGCTCGGCTGATACCAAGTAGCCTCGCAAGGTCACTCTGTGAGCCTGCCAATTTAATTGCTTCTTCTTTTGTCATGTGTATAGTTTACTATACTTTGTAAAAATACAACACTTAGGGTAAATACTTATAAAATAGTTGTTGACCTTTGTTTAGTTTAATATACACTTCTATCCATGCCGTAAGCGATTCACGCGAAAAGGTCTTTTTAGGAGTATGTATGACAGAGAATGAATTACGTCAACTAGAGTTGTTATCAATCAAGTTTCGTCAATCATTTGCGTGGGAATTAACCCATACAAATAAAGATGTGTATTGGAAAGCATCTGACGAAATGATAAAACTTGTTCGCAGAGTTATTGCTAATGGTTGCTCATATCACGACAAAGATTTTGAGGTGCAATCATGAAAGCAGAACACAGCGAGTTTGATTGTTTTGTGTGCGAACACCCAGACGCACCAGGCGTTGAAATTGAATGTTACTTTGACTCACAAACCGACAACCTCTGGTTTGTCTACATCGGTGACGCACTTATTACCGACTTACTGCGTGACACAGTAATCCAATCCCTAGAGCGTGGTTATGTTAAGGCTTGTAAAGAACAGGCTGACAACGACAAACTCGACTACGCACTTGCCCGTTACGAATCCAAACACTATGAAATCTAACATGATTGACGGCCCATACACCCCCACAAAACCAACTAAAGCAGACCAAGTAATCTTTTGGTTATCTGGCTTTGTTGCTGGTCTTATCTTTGCCTTACTTATTACAGGAAATTAAATGAAAAACATTGCAACTGCTCTTGTCAAAGCACAAAAGGCTTTCGGGCCTGCTTTAAAGACCGCCACAAACCCGCATTTTCGTTCACGCTATGCTGACCTCTCCGCTTGCGTTGAGGCTGTTGTAGACGCGCTAAACGAGAATGGAATCTATCTGTTGCAAAAAAACTACGACTGCGACAACGGAGTAATGGTAGAGACTGTATTTGTCCACGAATCAGGCGAGATGCTTGAATGTGGAATAGTCCACTTTCCCGCGGTTAAACACGACCCCCAAGGCTACGCTAGTGCTTTGACCTACGCTCGCAGATATAGCCTTATGGCTGCTTGCGGTATAGCGCCAGAAGATGATGATGGCAACGCTAGTAGCAAGCCAGTTAAAGCCAACCAAAGCGCCATGCAAGACCACTTGACTGCTATACAAGACGCTAAGTCTGTTGAGGCTTTGCAAGATGCATTTAAAGATGCCTATAAAGCAGCCGGTAACGATAAAGAATGGCTAACAGCCGTCACAGCTGCTAAAGACATGATGAAACGGAAACTTGCATGATTGAACTACCAGCGTACATAAAGCCCATGTGCTTTCCGACCATGAAACTTTATGAAGAATGGAAAGACTGTGCGCGCATAGCAAATGAGTCTTGCACCATTTGTGAGGATTGCTCTGGTCGGTATCAACATCTTATGAAGGTCGAAAAGAAATGCAGACCTGATATTTGGAACAACCATAAATTTGGGAAAAACTAATGACACAAGATGAAATCATTGAAATGGCTAAACAGGCTGGATTTGTTGAAAAAGATGCAATGTTTCGTTCTGTATATCTTGCAAACATTAAAGACCTTGAAGCCTTTGCCAAACTGGTAGCAGAGAAAGCCTTTGAACAAGGGTTCTATGCGGGCTTTAAAGCGTCAGGAGAAGGGTGGAACGGTGAGTATCCGTTTAGAGATAAAGACTTGGACATTCAACAAGACGAGAGTGTCCAGCACGAACTTAAAGAAGCAATTAAAGCAAAGGGACAATAATGGAACAGCAAACTAACGAATGGTTTACCGCCCGTTTGGGTAAGGTAACTGCCTCACGGGTAGCAGATGTAATAGCCAAGACTAAAACTGGTTATTCAGCAAGCAGAGATAACTACATGGCGCAGTTAATCTGTGAGCGCTTTACTGGTCAAAAGGGCGAGTCGTTTACCAATGCAGCTATGGAACATGGAACTTTGACTGAGCCTTTAGCCAGGTCAGCCTATGAAAACGCCCGTTCTTTGTTGGTAAAAGAAGTCGGCTTTATCAACCACCCACGCATAGAAATGTCAGGCGCAAGCCCAGACGGACTGGTTGCTGATGATGGCTTGGTAGAAATTAAATGCCCCAATACAGCCACACATATTGACACGCTGTTATCAGGCAAAGTGCCGACTAAATACATCACGCAGATGCAATGGCAGATGCTGTGCTGTCAAAGAAAATGGTGCGATTTTGTCAGTTTTGACAATCGCTTACCAGAGCATCTTCAGTTGTTTGTGCAAGAGGTCGAGTTTGACCCTGAGTACGCTGCAATGTTGGAGAAAGAAGTTACCCAGTTCTTAGCGGAGTTGGATAGCAAAGTAGCAAAGTTAAAGGAAAAATATGTCAAAAACACAATATGAAGTCAGCGTAATTTCTGGGAAATACACCAACAAAGATGGCGCAGAAAAGAATCGCTATCAACGCATTGGCTCTGTCATAGAGACCAAGAACGGGCCTATGCTCAAATTTGACTGTATGCCTATCGTAGATGGCGGTTGGTCGGGCTGGGCGTACATGAATCCACCAAAAGAAAAGTCTGATAAAGACGATTTTCCCTTTTAACTAACAAAGGCGGCTAATATGAATCAAGAAAAATTGGAT